TGACCCCCATAGGGTGTATCTCCTGCTGGTGCGCTTGAGTTAGTAGTTAATTGAACCCTAAGATATGATGGACCATAACCAGATGCATTTCCTAGAGTTAACGAACCTATCGCAATTGCAGCATCAGTCGCTGAACCTGTTGGAACACCAACGTTTGACGCTCCTCCATCTGCAATAGCAGTAGAAGAACTAGTTGACTGAGTATAACCGTTTGTACTTGTTCCTACTGCACCATAAGTAGTTGAGGTCCAGGTTGTTGAGTTATAGAACCTAATATTACTAAACGTATTAGTTGCTGCGGTAGAGAAATAAGGCCTAAAGTGCAAACCAAACGAATTTTGTCCTGCAGGAATATTCGATCCAGCAGTATTATAATCACTTGTTCCTTGCGAGGTTGCTTGTTTAAAATACCAAAGCGAACCAGTTGCTCCTAATAAAGAAACAGAACCAGCACCAGTTCCATATTGTTGTGCAACCGAGAATGTTGCCGCCATCTATTTTTTCACCTCCTTTTAATCTTTTAAAAAGAATTATTTTGATTTACCTTTCTTTTTCTTTTCTTCGGCTTTGATTTGAGCTTCTATATCTTCAGGGGCAGCTTCTTCAAAAGAAACTCCATCAGGACCCGTGCAGCGACCTGCTTCCTTCGCATCTATATGTTTTTGTCCTACCTCATCATCCTCAACCCAAACTACATCACCAATTTTATTTTCAACAGTGTTTTTAATAAATCTGAGCCACACTTTTTTATCACCCCCTTTCTTTGACCAATAAAAAAACCACCAATTTCTGGTGGTTTCACGGTCAGTATTCCGCAAGGGTCTGGATACCCTATTGAACTCCCTTTATTTAGATTTTACCAATAATAAAAGATTTGTCAAGTGTCAAGTCCTTATAAAACCAAGCACAGTTGTCCCAGATAGTGTAGTTGCTGTTACAGGTGTATTTACAAAAAATTCTTTAGTCTCACCGGGATCAAGCCTGTATCCTCCTTGTTTTAATGTTGAAAGATAGCAAGATACCTGTCCTTGATTTTTAATACATACTTTACCCTGTGTAAGCCCATCAAAAAGTTTTATCTCTCCTTTAATAGGTAATTCTCCTATACAAAGTTCAAAAACTGTCTCACGATAATATTCAGCTAAAAAATCTCTAAAATCTTTAAAGAAATCAAACCAAACAGCTTTAAATTCCCGCTTTGCAAGGGGATCATGAATCGGATTCATTTCACCATAGGGATTTTGTGTATCTTCTAGCCTATCCATTTTATTTTAACCTCCTCTTTAGGCATCGGTAATAAAATGCAACGACATCTATAGTGCTGTGGAGTTGTTACAACTCCACCAGGGAAAAGCTCTCCTACTGGAATTGTACCAGCTTCTTCATTCGCTACACAATCTTTACAAACTAATTCATCTCTTGAAGTTAACCATCGGTGAAAATCAACCTTATTTCTTTTATAAAACTCTGCTTCAATTCCCCCAAAGGCTCGTATTGCTTCTTCTTCAGCTATCAACTCTGCCCTTATTAAAGAATAATCTCTCGCAAAACTGCGAATATATTTTGCAATATCAATTGAAGCTAAATCTTTTTCCTCTCCTAATAAAATTTTGTCAACTAACCATTGCTTAGTTGTTTGGTCAATCAAAATCGCTGCCTCTTTAACTCTTACTTTAAAAGCATCAAGCAATTTTTTATCCTTTAATTTGAATGTTTCATTGACACGTAATTTATCCATCCCAGCTTGTCCTCCTCTATTTGCCGATGAAACAATATATTGGTAAAATCCTTCCTCATCCAGAATTGCTAAAAGCGGTATCCAATATTTTTCTAAATGAGTTTCTGCCTCTTTTTTATCAGCTTTTGTTATCCCTAATATTAAATTGATCTTTTCTACTGTAGCAATATGAAGTATTTGTTTATAAATTGCTTCTCGTATTTTATTACATATAGAATTATGCTCACGAGAGTGTAATGTCCGATATAGGGCGATATTAAATCGAATCTTATAGAAGAAAGATTCAATTGCTCTTAGAATAAGTTTTAGGTTTAAGGTTTGCGATTTCACTGATTTCATCATATAAATCAAGAACCGCTGAAATTATTTGATTTTCTTGACTGATTAATGGATCAAATAATTGATCTAAATCGTCTTTTGTCTTGACTGTTATTAAGCCATTCTTTATCAGCGTCTTTGTTCTTAAATCAATAATATCAGTTTTGAAATCTCGAAATCCATGTCCTCTCTTTAAATCATTTTCAGCAGCCCTCTTCCATTTTTTTAATTCATTTACAATATCAGCGCGTGTGATAGTCTCACTTTCAAGTTTTTCTTCAACTTTTCCTTCAACTGGTTTTGGAGGCTTCATTTCTTCTGGTTTAAAGGGTTCAGTAACACCAGGAAGAATAGGTTTACCTGCTTCAGAACGACCTAATAAGTCTTTTACTAAAACAGGACCAATTGGTGACATGATAAAGTGAGGTAATCCAATAGGAGCTTTTCCTTCTCCTAACCTCCATTCGTCAACTGAAACTGCTCCTAATCTTATTAATGTATCAAAAACTTTTGCTTCTTCTGCTTTATTAGTAGGATTAATATTTGTCCAAACAAATTCAAGATGTTCTTGCCCTAAATCCTCTTGAATAATCTCATCAAAAAATTCCTTCAAGAAATTAGCTAATGGAAATAGACCTCTTTCTTTCCCGATCTCCCACTCTGCCTCCGTTGCGCCTTTCCCTCTTTCCATTTGAAAACCAATAGCTTGTGGAGGAACTTCCATAACCGCACATGTCTCAAGCAAAAGCCATTGGTCAAATTTTTGATATTCAAGATCTTCCGGTTTCTTAATTGGATGCCATTCCATCCCTTCAGGTAAAAATTTAATCTTCCTTTGAAATCTGGGATCACCTGAAAACATAGCATCCCATGCTTCTTGCCATTGTCTTAATTGATCAGGATCGTTCGCTATCTCTTTAGGTAACTCAACAAAACCCTCTGGTACATTCCCCTCAGTTAAATAAGCAAGATTATAAGCACCCAGTTTTAAAGCAGTACTTACAACAAGAATCAATGTCTCAACGGGACTAAACCCATAAGGAGTATCAGTTCGAGGATTCATCATTTTATAAATCAATTCTTCTATTGTAAGTTCTGCCTTAACTATTCCATTAATTTTTTGCATATAGGCAATATTAGGAGGAAGAGGAATCGTCCCATCTTGGTTAAGAACAATATCAATTGTTGCTGCATCTACTGGTAAATATCCATAAAGACCTCCTACTCTTTTCTTTTGCCTATAAACCGCCATTGCATCCAAAACAATAACATCTTCCATAAGTTTATTAACAAAATCTCTGAAAGAAAGTGTTCTATTACCAACTGGATGTTTAAGAAAAGCTTTAATTTTTTCAGCGTCTTTTTGATATTGTTCTTTAATTTTTGTATCAGCAATAACCTCTTTAGGAGTAATATCCCATTCAAGCTGACTAATTTGTCGTTTACGGTAGTTAATACAAGCCCGAAGAATAGGATAATAATAAGAAAAATCACGAAGGATTTTAAAAGTAGCACCGCGAGGAAATGGTTTTGGAGTGATTGTATAATCACCGATCGTCATCGGTGAAAACTGCCGTTGTGTATTATACAGAATTAATCCTTTAGTAAACGCAGCAGCCTTTTCTTTATCTTTTGATTCATTAATTGATTTATTAACTGTTTCGTTAACAACAGGGTTAACTATTTTCTTTAATAATGCATCCCAGACTGTCATGTTATTTTTTAAAAAATACGTTGCCCTTTTACTCTAAGCCAGTCCACTAATCCTGGTGAAAGCCCTTCATCTGGCTTTCGATAGTAGTCAAGCAGCGCTTTCCCAGATGAACCCCTTGATTGAGCCATCCGAGCATAGTTTAAAGCATGCAGATAATGATCTGCTCCTTTTTCAATCCATCTCGGTTCTTTTTCTTTTTCGGTAACTCTGATGGATGCCCTTAATTGGCTATAAAAATCTGGTATGATTTCAATGTTCTTTGGTAATTCTATCCTTTGATTTTGTATATCACTTATAAGATAATCCAACGAGATTGTCCTGTCAAGTCTTAATTCATATTTAATATTATCCCAACTAAAATATTCTTGAATTGAAAATTTAACGTTAGGTGGATATTCAACAGTATATACCTTACTAGGAAATTTATCCATAAGTTCTTTAACTTTTGTTGTTTCAGGTTTTTTATCAACTACCATTAATTTAATTTTATAACGTTCCATAATTCTTTCTAAACTATCATAAGGACCGAAGAAGTCTTTAACT